ATAACGATACTGATAATGTTTTAAAATTTCAATATGGGGCTACTAATTTAACTGGTTCTTGGTCTAGTGGTGGAAATGTAAATACTGCAAGAACAAATGCAGGTGCAGCGGGTACAAAATCAGCGGCTTTATTTTTTGGTGGAAATACTCCACCAGTGTCAGCATTAACAGAATCTTACAATGGAACTAGTTGGACTGAAGTCAATGATTTAGGAACTGCTAGATACGGTATAGGTGGTTCAGGAAAACTATATACAGCTGCTTTAGCTTTTGGTGGTACTGGAAATTCTGTAAAGACAGAATTATGGGGTGGAACAAATTGGACTGAAGTTAACGATTTGAATACTGGAAGACAACAAATAAAGGCTGGTGGAACATCAACCTCTACTTTAGCTTTTAGTGGATGGAGTCCATTTTTTGCAGTAACAGAATCTTGGAATGGAACTAACTGGACTGAAGTAAATGATTTAAATGAAGCAAGATATTATGCAGCAGGAGCAGGGGCAGATAATACTGAGGGTTTATGTTTTGGTGGAGTTGATCAACCTGGTGGATCAAAAGTAGCAAATACAGAATCTTTTAATGGAACTAACTGGACTGAAGTAAATAATTTAAATGCTGTAAGACAAGCTTTTGCAGGTTTTGGATCAGCTACATCTGCGTTAGCTTTTGGTAATGAACCCGCTTCAGCAGCGACAGAATTATGGAATGGAACAAATTGGACTGAAGTAGCAGATTTAGCTACAGCTAGATTTGAATTAGCAGGAACTGGACCTAGTAATGCAGGTGGTTTAGCTATAAGTGGATCTGCTCCACCTTATACTACAGCAACAGAAGAATGGTCAGGTGCAGGTACCGTTCCAGCTGGTGCTTGGACTACGGCTAATAGTATGAATATATCACGACAAGATAATACAGGATTTGGAATTTATACTGCAGCTTTAACAGTTTTTGGAAGAAACCCTGGAAGTACAGATTTAAGTAGTGCGGAAACTTATAATGGAACAAATTGGACAACAGTTAATTCTGCCAACACTGGAAGAAAACTTGCTGCAGGCGCAGGAACTACAACAGCAGGTTTAGCTTTTGCTGGAGCAGTAGGTCCAGCACACGGTAGCAGAGATGATACAGAATCTTACAATGGCACAAACTGGACAGAACTTAATGATCTAAATGAAGCTAGAGGTTATTTAGGAGGATGTGGAACTAGCACAGCAGCCTTAGCTGTTGGTGGACTAAAAGGTCCGGGAGATAGGAGAGATGAAACAGAAATTTGGAATGGCACAAATTGGACTGAAGTTAATGATCTTAATGGATCTAAATACAGTATGGGAACTTTTGGCACAACGACTGCAGCAATAGTAGCTGGTGGTACAACATCCACGGGAGCAACAGCAGAAACAGAATCTTGGAATGGAACCAACTGGACTGAAGTAAATGATCTAGGAACAGCAAGAAGATATATGGCTGGTTGCGGAACACAACCTGCAGGTTTAGTTTTTGGTGGATCTGGACCTGCAACAGGAGCAACAGAATTATGGAGTGGAACTAACTGGTCAGAACAAAATGATTTAAACACAGCTGTTGACAGGTTAGCTGGAGCAGGAACAACAACTAACGCAGTAGGTTTTGGTGGAAGTCCAGTAGGAAGTGTTGGTGCAAATACAGAGGATTGGTCAGTTCCAGGAACTCTTGTTAAAACAATAAGTACAGATTAATTATGACAACATACAAAGAAATACGAGGAACACAGATTGAAGCGGTAGCAACCGATCCATCAAATCCTGTTGAAGGACAAGTTTGGTATAATACAACTTCTAATGTTTTAAAAGGTCAAGCGGCTACAGCTGTAGGATCTTGGGCTTCTGGTAATAATATGAATACTGCTAGAGCTGGTTTAGGATCTGCTGGAATTCAAACTGCTGCTTTAGGTTTTGGAGGGTATTCACCACCAATAGTTGCAATTACAGAATTTTATAATGGCACTAACTGGACTGAGGTTAACGACATGAATACAGGAAGAGATAAACTTAGAGGATCAGGTGTATATACAGCTGCAATAGCTTTTGGTGGAACATCAACAAAAGATCCCGCACTACCTGGTGGTTCTGTAGCAAACGAATCGTACAACGGAACAAACTGGACAGAAGTTAACGATATGAACACTGCAAGATTTAGACTTGGATCAACAATGGGCAGCAACACAAGTGCTATAGCTTTTGGAGGACAAACTCCACCACCTGCTATAGTTGGAGTTACAGAACTATGGAATGGAACTAACTGGACTGAAGTTAATGATATGGGAACGTCAAGATATATGATTTCAGGAGCAGGAACTGATAGCACTGAAGGTTTAGTTTTTGGAGGACGTACAAATCCTCCTGCAGCTAATGTTGCAATTACAGAATCTTGGAATGGAACAAATTGGACAGAGGTCAATGATTTAAACACAGGAAGACAAAGACCTGGTGGATTAGGCACTGCATCCTCTGCATTAGCGTTTGGTGGAGAAGTAGGTCCCCCAACAAATGCAACAGAATTATGGAATGGAAGCAATTGGACTGAACAAAATAATTTAAATACTACTAGAATGGAAATGGGTGGCGCAGGCACAACAACACTTGGTTTAGGTTTTTCAGGAAGAGCTCCGTCATTAAGTGCAGCAACAGAGGAATGGACAGGTGCAGGTGCTGGATTAACAAGAACATTTACCGACTCATAAGACTTGTAATATATTTTAATTAGTATATATAAGAGACAACTATAAAGGATAAAGCTATGAAAAAAGACGTTAAAGAAGTTATACAAGGTGAAGAACCCCATTTAAATAATTTGTTATCAACAGAAGATCTATCATCGTTTAAAGGTATGGTAGACGAGCTTCGTGACA